AATAACGCCGTCAAAGCCCCAGTCATCTAAATCAATCTCTGAAATATGGTCATTAGCTGGTCCTACATTTACTCTATTGATGCGCCAAATTTGTCCGCCAAGATTCTTAATACGGGCAGCTTCATTTTTAAACCGCACGTCTGTAACAACAACTTTGTCATCTTCCGTAAAACCATTGAGTGCAGCGTTAATCCAAACACCGTCGTCTAATAAATGTCTTCCACCTACACCTAAATCTTGAAGAAGTCGACGAACTTCGGGATGCTGGGTCTTTGCTTCTTCCCAGCCTTTAGACTCAACAATGTCTTGCAGGCGGAAGTCTCTTCCTTCATGCACGATAAGAGGGTCCATGGCAAAAAGAAGTTCGCGGATTTTGTCTGCAAAAGCTACACGCTCGTAACCATGGATACCCATAAGCATTCCAGCTACAGTGTCTTTACCTGATCGTGCGTAACCTGATAGTCCGATAATCATAAAACCGCCTTCAATCCGTGTACCGAGTGTCGTGCATTTGATATTCCTAAACGTACCTCATCAAGACTCATTCCGCCAATATCTTTCATGTCCGTATGGCTGTAATTAAAGAACCAGGCTTCCATAGACATCTCTCGGCAAATTCTAATCATGTCTTTTGAAGCGTTACGCCCAGCTTCGTCGTTATCCAAAGCAAAAATAATTCGATCAGCGCCTTTGATATATGTAAGTTGTGACAAAGATATAAGAGCTCCGTATAAAGCCACCCCACCAGTAATACCGATAGAGGCTAACCGAACAACATCTAATGGGGATTCAACAACAATCATGTCTCCGCACACATACTGTTGATAACCAAACAACGAGTTGCTTTTCTTCATCTTGGCGGGTGTGTTATTAAAGTAACGCTTTGAGTAGCCCTTCTCCTGCCAGCCTAAAAGCTTTTCAGTTCTAGCATCGCGGATAGGGATAATCCAATTCTCGTTTCGTGCGTCCCAACAAAGCTCATAGTAACGCGCCGCGTTACTAGTCAGCCCGCGAGAGGCTAACGCTTCTGCTGGCGGGTCTACAAAAGCACTGAGCATAGATTCCGTAATAATTGTCGGCTCTTCAATAGGAGCTTTCTTCTCTTCAGTAATCCTGTTAAACCTAGAAACTAAAAGCGATGGCGAATCAAACCATTCCTTTGCTTTGTCGTAGTCAATACCTGATACATAGTTAATTAGGGAGTAAACGTTTCCCTTAAATTGACAGGAGAAACAAATGAAAGCCCCGGTATCTGCGTTAATCCAAAAAGAAGGGTTACGGTCTTCATGCCCGGTTCTGTCCTTATGTGCAGGGCAATAACTCTGCAGCTCATCTCCGCGGGTTGTGATCGTTTCCATACCCAAACGTGTAAGGGTATCTTCCATCTCTTCGACTGTCATAGGTCTTCCATTCCTAATTCGCGGAATTGACCAGTCTCCCAATCCCAGCATAAAGAAACTTCGCTATTGCCAGAGTTACGGCTAGCCACAACTCTTAGAAGTCTAGTGTCATCTACGGCTTCGTCTTCCTTCTGTAGACCAAAGATAACATCCGCGTCTTGGTGGAATGAGGACGAGTAACCAATAGCATCTGCGGAGACTTGTCCCTTCTTCATTTTCCAGCTAAGAACCTGTGTGGAAATAACGATTGGCTTCTCAATCTTCTGAGCAAGGCGCTTTAAAGAACGAGTTATGTTAGTCAAAGCCTGTGGCGTATTTGATTCACCAGTCTGCTCATCAATCATCAAGTAAGTACCGTCAATGAAAACAATGTCAGGGTTCTTGCTCTGGATCTTGCTAGCAATACCACTAACTGTCTGTCCACCAGATGAATCAATAAACCAAAACTTGTCGCGCATGTTAGGGATGTTGTTAACAATGCGGTAGTACATAGCTTCTTCTTCTGGAGTCAAAGCACCGGTCATTAAACGCTTGTGAGAAATGCGAGAACGCATAGCGTAGTAACGGCTCAACTGCTCTGAGTTACTCATCTCAAATGAGTAAAACATTGGAGTGTGCCCTTGCAACTGTGCGTTAATAGCAATCTGCAAAGCAAGTGTTGACTTACCTGTTTTTGGCGGAGCAATGATTACAACAAGCTGTCCTGGCTGTAAACCCGACGTAGATTGATCAATGGTGTTAAATCCCGTAGGGATTCCAAGAAGCCCTGGGTTGCTCTTACGCCACTCGTAATCTGCAATAGCTGTTGCTGCAGCTTTTGTAACTTCAAGGTCGTTAGACTTGTTAAGCCCATCTTCTTCAAGCTTAATCATTCCGTTCTGCAAAGCAAGCAAAGCAGACTCGTGGTCTTGTTCTTTCTCTAATGCTTCAAGAGCGGAACCTAAAGTAGCAACGATGCGTTGCTTACGACGCTCTGATGTTAACTTGTCAATTAAATAAAAGACACTGTCGTCGCACGGTACGGGTATGTATGTTGGAAAGTTTTCTTGAATAACATCAAGGCTTGGGCATTCTTGATACTCAGAGAAATGGCTTTGAATAAAACGAAATAACTTCTTATCGGTTGCATCAGAAAACCAAGACTCGTTGACATTCTTCTCTAATACAAGAGAAGCATCACGATCTGCAATTATCTTGCTAATCAGTTTTGCTTGGTTGTTCATAAGCTATTTATATCCAATCCCCAATGGCCGTATCTTAGAAGTCGTGTAGGTAAATCTAATACCCCAACTACTTCTGGACGATAAGGCAACTCCGCTACTAAATGGTCTATTGATGCATATGATGAGAAGTATCTAAACGGGTTAGTACCCATACTGTCAAGTACATCAACAGTTTTACCTAATTCATCTTGGTCTAAGTCAAAAGAAACAAGTTCAAGTGTCACACCGTTCTTAGTGGTGTACAAATACAAGTAACTTAATATGTCACGTCTAATTTTCTTGTCTACTTCTGGGACAGGAAAAAACTTAAACTTCTTTTTTATGGTGAGCTCTACCGTTAAGAATACATCGCTGACTACAACTATTCTTCTGGGGAGCTCGTTACTGATGTCCCCGTTTTTCAAGCTAGAGGACCTCTACCTTGCCAAACTTAATAATGAACTCGCGGAAGTCTTTGCTTGACTTCTGAGCTTTGGCAGCATCGTCAGTAGTTGCCCTGCTCGAGATCTCTAAAGGATAAGTTCCGTTATTAGTTTCAATCCGTGCTTTTACAAAAGCAACATGCTTGCACTTGGCTCTTCCGGAAAATCCTGGACAGGTGCAATTAAACTCATCAGTGTCACCTACAGAAACTTCATATATCCCTGGACCTGAAACATTTTGATGAGGCAAGAAAACTTGAACTAATCGAAAGTCGTCAGTCATTTGAAATTCTTTCATCGACGCAGGTCTCCTTTAGCAGCAGTAATGGGTAGATAAGAGAAAGCTTCGTTTGCAAAGCTTTCAGTTGCATCACCGTAGAGTCCCGCCCAGTTCTTGAGTTCGATATTCGTTGTGACAATAGTAGGCAATCCATTGTTAAAACGGGTTCTCAACACGTGATGAAGTAAGTTCTTTTGCCACCCGGACAGACTAGCGTGTTCTTTGCCCAAGTCGTCAATAATCAATACTCGGATGTTGTAGGCATCATCCTTACACTCCCCTAGCATCCCGTTATAGAGGTTTTCCGCCTCTGGGGTGAAGTCATCCATCAACTCACCTTTAAGGTCGATGATGTCGTTAAAGGTGGCAAAATAACAAGGTCGGATTAATACCTTGTTCTCAGATGGTGAGAAAGACTCTAGAGGGAACTTAGTAATCATTTCCTGAATAATTGCTAAAGCTAAAGTTGTCTTGCCGCGACCTGGTTGACCGCAGAGGAGAAGACCGCGACCACAAGCCTTTGAACCAACAGAGCGAATGATCTTGCCATCCTCTACTGACTTTACCCAACGACGGATCTTTTCAATATCGGAAATCTCAGTATCCGTGCAGTCGTCAAGGGTCCAACCGATACGAGCATCAGGAACAGATGCAATCTGTAACCAAGACCTGCGTCTAACCTTTAACTCTTTTGGATTAAACATTAAATACCTTCC